TTTACAGTAAAACTGCCGCTTGAGGAAGTCAATTTCGTCGCGAGTTTGGTACTCCACATCAGTACCAGACTCCTTCGTGGCTAAAGTAAAAACAACGCCGTGTTCTGCAAGGTAACTACGAACATACTCAAAAGTATACTTGGGCGTCATTGCAGAGACAGCATTAACACTATCATCGCCATAGAATATAGGGTGGACGAAATCCCTATATCTACAATTAGGGTACAACTGGTGAAATCCGCATTCACCTCTTAGCCATAATATTATACAATTGCGGATAGTGGTCGGCACTCCCCCAGATGGGTTGCCTTCTATGAATACAAGATCATTATTGATACAACATAGGAAATGCGCCTCCATCAAACGACCTACCACGACCAAGGCGCTATCAGGATAACCAAGCAACTTTGCTATCGCCACAAAAATGTAACGAGTGGCTAAAGCTTCATGGGCTGATTGGCTTAAATCGTAGTTTTTATAGTCACCTGCAAACCAATTGGGGTGAACGCATAGAAACTCGTAGATATCCTTCCATGAGGAAGAAAAACTATTGATTCCAACTGTTATCCCAGACCAATACACATTACGCCGCAGATACTCAAAGATGGGTAACAAATACTTCCGCGCCACAGCAATCCAGTCCATAGACGAGCCATAGAACATGCGTGCAGGCTTGCCCTTCAGACGCAACTCCGCTTTCAAATTGGCAATGTACACTGGGAAGAAATATTCCCCGTGCAACAATTTGCGCTCAACCTCCAGTATTTTGACCATCATCGCGTCGGAATACCTCACTGGTTCACCCAAATCATTTAAAACAAGCTCTGTCATCTTAGTCCCACTATTTGGAAAGCCTTTAGAAGTATGCACATTCATGCCCTTATCAAAGTCAGTACCTTTCAAAGTCTGCTCCCAAGTTAGGGGACTCATCCGCTTTGCCGGTGGTGCATCCTCCATAAAAGCTTTAGCCGATCGAAGTAGATCATGTAATGGAATAGTTGATTTACTAGAAAAAGCTTTCTTTAAATTCACATGGTTAGGTCGTGTTTCCACTTCCCCCTTTTCAGGGCGGAGCGATTTAAGCCGTGACGGTTCATAGTCATCGACGATTGGAAATACTTTGGCAACCTCTTCATGATATAAACTCGGCACCACCAAATTGTTTTCCGTGGAGCTACGACGCCACTTACGGTCAACAGTTCCCACCACAAATGCTGGGTCTACTTCAGGAACATAATTCAGTATAGACTTAGCATGTAATGGCACTATCTTGGGGTAATCTAGCCCCTTCCAACTTTCTTCAACCATTGGCCCAACAGCTACTCCCCCACTCATACCACGGAGGCGAGCTATAAGCTTCTGATCGATTGGCGCCAACATTATAGCACCGTTCTTAATAATAACTCCTGCACACACAATACCTATAAAGGCACCAGAAGTATTACTAGGCAGAAAAGCAGGGGAACCACAACTACCATTAATAAATGGTAATGTCGTTGGATTTGTGATAGTATACACATCTCCAGTCATTTGCATGCCACATGCGCCAGCTATTTGGTACTCCGATCCCTTCGACATCGGAAAACGCCTATAGTCAGCAAAGACTTGGCTATGCACACTAGCGGTTGGACTACCACTTGGAAATCGATTCTGCACTTGCACTGCCAAAGGAGCCTCAGGCCAAAACTTGTCTGCAATTATAAAGGGTGTCAAATCTTTAATTCCCTCTATCTCAACACTAAGTTCCAATAGCGCCACATCCTCTCGTGGTAAGACAGAAGTGCGCCTCACCCTATAACTCTTATCCTTGAACCAGACACTAGTGGAGAACGAACCAACACAGTGGCCGACTGTAAGCACATGGGTACTGTCAAGAAGGACTCCATTGACCTTGCCTTGATTGTAACCAAAAGAGCCAACTACAGCCACGGCTTGCTTGTTCCAAAGCTCCTTAATGTACTCAGGGTCAGAAGTACTTTGCTGCTCCGTAAATATTTTACCGGGCCGCTCTTGCTCCCAACTCGCAAAATCAGCATGAGTCTCGGGATTTCTATAATGCATCTTAAGTATACTCTCAATAATCCAACGCTGATACTTAATCAACAAATACAGGGCACAAGTAACAGGAACTGCCGTCTTAAGGTCAAAACGTAACTTGCTCATCTCCTCATCAAATGCTTCAACAACATATGTGAAAGATGACAAATTGCGCCTTTTGCCACGAACTTCGTCCCATGTAATACGCCTCCAAGGGCTTTCTCTAAAAAGCTGTCCAAATCTAGGCCTGAGCACTAGACTAGTGGACTCTGTAGAGGACATATTGATAGCCATCTGCTCTTCATCAGAATGCTCCTTGTTACACAGGATTTTAACCCAACCGTGCGAACAAACTGGAGACTTCCGTAACCTGGCAACATTCGCGAGAACCTGCTTCTGGCGAGCTGCATGCTCCACAACGCGCACCTCGAAGTCTTCCATCAGCTCCTGAAATCGAA